TTCCCGCAACTCGATCAGCCGCGGGACCAGCCACTTCGTGCCCGGCCGATAGTCCGCCAACTGCGTATGCCCCAACCCGTCGACGCGGACCCCGTACACCTGCACCGCGGCGTAGTCCCGCAGCGGGCTGATATCCAGGCCGATCGCCACACCCGAGTCCCGGTCCCGCTGCGACCCCGCATCCGCCAGAGACGCCCACACCCCAGCATCGATCACCGCGTTGCCCTGGCTCTTCCGCGGCCACACCCCGAGGCGCTCCCGCGCGAAGCCGGCGTCACCCATCGAGCGGCGCTCCCGCAGGACCGCCTCCTCCGACAGCCGGTAACCGAGCGCCGGATTCGAAGCCGCCCACAGCTGCCGGTCGTCGAGGTCGATGGCGTCCAAGTGGTCGAGGTCGCCCGCGATGCCCCAGTCCCGCCAGCCGAAGCTGTCGTCGCCGCCGGCCTCCGCCCGCGCGTGCAGCGCGAACATCACCTCGCCGGAGCCGTCGTCGCCATCGAGCGGTGGCGAAGACGTGTAAACGATCTGCGGATTCGGGCGGGCCGACATCGTCGGCATCAGCGCGTCCTGCTGAATCGCGGTATACGCGAACGCCTCGTCGATGAGGTTGCAGTCACCGGAGAACCCGCGGCCCGAACCCTTGGACCGGGCAATGAACTTCACGCGCGCCCCGGTATCGAGACGCTCGAAGCTCTCCTCGCCGTTCGTGTTGATGACCTTGATGTGGACGCCGTCGACGTCGATCAGGTTGTCCGACAGCGGTTCGCCGAGGCCCTTCAGCACCGCTTTGAACCGGCGGAAGCCCTCCATGGCGGTCTTGTACTCGTGAGCGCTCCACATGATCAGCCGCTCGTCGAGCAAGAAGAGGCCCGCCAACGCGCGGGCTTCGAGGATCGCGCCCTTGCCGTTCTGCCTCGCCACGATCTCGCCATACTCGAAGCACGACCACTTGCCATCCTCGCGCACCGACAGCATCAGCTCGATCGAATCCGCCTGCCACGGATCCAGCACCAGGCCGGCCCGCTTCGCAAGTTCCACCGCCTCCTCGCCCAGCGAGATTGCCGACGGCGGAACGCACTCAACCCGAGGCTTGGCCGCGCCTCTTAGCGATGCGCGCCGAGAGATCCGAGACACCCGCACCCCCCGCCTTCGGCACCGCAGCCGGCACCGAACCCTTCGACGCCTGCCGAATCTCCGCCACAAGCCCCCGAAGAGCGGTCTGCTGCTGCCGGGCTTCCGCGAGAAGCGGCCCGATTGCCGGAGATTCACCCTCGTCGTCACCGTCATCCGCCTTGACCGGCGAACAGGCGCGCTGGAGAATGGAGTTGAGCCAATCGAGCCGGTCAGCGGTACGGCAGGCCTCCTCCAGAAGCACCAAGTGCGCCGGAGTCAGAGAGCCAGAGGCCGTCTCATCCCGCCAGAGCCGAGCACCGCGGACACCAAGGGCGACCGGGAAATCTGAACCCATCCCCCACCACCCCATGATCATCGAGCCCTGTAATCCGTTACGGGGGGAGAGGACTTTTAGGTGTGGGCGGGGTCAAAACAAGATCAAACTAAAAAAACGATCTTGATCTCCACCAGCACATTCCCGCAGGTCAGAGCCTTGCGAGCGCTTCATCCAGGGGGCGAGTGCCCTTGCGCACATTGCAGAGGAAGTGCGCAAGCCAGATGTTGGCTCGGGTGTCATCTCCCCCACCCGCGAGCGGCACTATGTGGTCGATCGTCGGGGCGTGGGGGTGTGGGACGGGCTCGCCCATGGCGACCGCCTGGCCGCACAACTGGCATCTGTAGCCATCCCGCTCGGCTATCTCGTTCAGCGTGTACGGCTCACTCTTGGCGGCATAGAGGGCGGCGCGACGCCTGCGTTCCTTAGTGCGACGTGTCTCACGTCGACGCTCGGGCCTGCACTCCACACAGACTGCGATGCTGCCGAAGCTGCGCACTTCGGCCCCACAGTCGACGCAAGGGCGAGCCTTGATCTTCATAGGATCGAGCACCCTTGCCCTGGTAGCGCAGTGCTTAGAGCAGTAGGCGGCCGTAGCCACCATGCTGGCAAAGGGCACCTGGCACACCAGGCAGGCGAGCTGCCTGATCGTGCGAGCGCGACAATCGTTGCATGTCCTCGCACCCGCTGGCAGCGAGGTGCGTCCACCCCATATCCGCTTCCCGCACCGAGCGCACGCAGCCGAATTGGTCCTGCGTTCTGGACTGTAGGACCGGTCTCGACTTGCGTCTTGCTTGCGTCGGTAACTGCGCCGACAGTCGCTGCAACGTAGAGGCAGCCGACCTCGCACACCCGTTGCTACCCGGAGGCAGCCACAATCCACGCAGACATAGGGGCGTTCACTCAACACGAGTTCTCCTGGGAATGCGGAAGCCCCGAGCCAGGAGACTCGGGGCTTCCTGCCTGCGGTAGCTGGCCGCAGGGTGTCTATGGGGGGTGGGCTGTCAGAGCCCTGACGCCTGGACCGTGAAGCGTGGCTTCGGTCTGGCGCGCATCTTGTTGGACTTGCGGGTATTGCATCGGCGGTGACTGAGGCGGCAGTTGGCCCGGTCGAGTGGGTCGCCGCCCTGCCATAGCTCGACAACGTGGTCGACGGTGCGGCTCATGGGGTGCGTGCGCGGCAGGTCTTGGTCGACGTAGTGGTTGCACCACCAGCAGTGCGTCTCTTCACTGAAGACCTGGGCGCGCAGCTTGTTCCAGGCGGTCCCGGCGCGGCCCTTGCTGTACGCCATGCCGCCCCCTGCTCACTGCTGCACGGTGCCGCCGAGTACCTTGGCCACCTTCGAGGCCAGGCGCTTGCTGTCTGCCCTGGCTGCTGTGCTGGTGGTGGGGAGGCTGACTGCCCACGTATCACCGGTGACAGCGATACCGCCCATGCCCTGCGAGATACCCGTCCAGGCGTCCAGGGCTTTGGCGTTGGGGAACAGGTTGATCCCACTGTCCCCCACCGCAGGCTGGCCAGCCTTGTCGGAGACGGTGAAGTCGTAGGTGCTGCCGCCCACCTCGCTGATGTACGTATCGTCGCTGCTCTTGTGCAGCATCGACACGGTCAGGCCGTGGGCCTCAAGCGTGTCGGCGATCTGCTGGGCACCGCTGTAGTGGTGCACGCCGGGCTTGCTGTCGCTGCATGCGGTTGCTGCGGCCGTAATGAGCAGGGCTGCGCAGGCGGCTCTTCGAAGGTGCATGGATCCCCCAGGGCTGGTGTGCCGAGGGGCATCATCCGTCGGATGACGGGTTGCGGTCTAGGGCTGGGTCGGTGCCGTAGTCGCCAGCAACCAGGCGTTCGGGCTGGCGGCAGACGTCCCAGTCGCAAGGACTGTCGGGTTCCGTGTGCCAGCACTGCAGCGGCGGGTCGTTCAGCTCGCCCTCTTCTGGGCTACTCACATCCATGTCGCCCGCCGTAGTGACAGTCGGCCGTCGGGCAGCCGGTCCCACCAGTAGTGCTTGCCGAACAACAGGAACGTGCGGAGCGACTCGTATCGCATGGCCGTCTCCTCACGAGTGGTGGCCCGCCGTCCGCGACGGGGGTGATACGGACGGCGGGTTGGGGCGGCATGAGCGGACCGACCCGGTCTCAAGCGGCCTTGGGGGTGCGCTGCGGCATGGGCGGCGGATCGCCGAGCGTGACCTCTCGGGTCCACTCGTCGACGGTCTTGGCGGGCAGTTCGCGCAGGTTGTAGCGCACGGCCTTGCCGGTGCCGTATCGACCAATGCGGCCTTCGGACGCCCAGCGCCAGATAGTTCCGACGGGACGGCCGGTGTAGTAGGCGGCGTCCTCTGCGGTGACAAGCGGAAGGGGCATCGTTCACCCCCTGGATATGACTGAGGCCCACCAGTGTTGGTGGGCCTCAATGCGCACGAAGGCTATTTGAGCAGATCATCGCTTCGGTGCAGGTGAACTGTCAAGTTGTTGTTGAGGGTTCCGTTCAGGCTGCGGCGCGGGTGGCAAGCGGCAGGTCGAAGGCTTCGGTGCGCGTGTACTGCGCGCTACAGCCTCGACAGCGCATTCCAGGCGTGGACACGGTGACGTGCAGGACGGTTCCACACGGGCAGGCAACGGGGATGGGTCGCTCCTTGCGTTCACCGGTGATCTGGCGTTCGCACTGCCGGACCAGCGCCGTAACTTCCTGTGCGAAGTCACCGAAGGCGGGGTGTTCGGTGGCCGCCCATTCGAAGTTGACGCGCAAGGCCCTGACCGCGTTGTCGAGTTGCTGCTGGAGGTCGCCCTGCCAGCGCGGATGCGGCCAGCCGAGGCGATCATGCCAGTCGACCTGCCAGTCCTGCAGGACGGTGACGACACCGCCGCG